GTAGTGTAGAATTTGAAATTCCCGATAATTTTGTTCTAAGAATACCATTTCCTTTAGTTACCTCTTTACAAGATTATAAAAGAAATGTAGAATTGTATACGTTATATTATGGGAAACAATGATTTATCAAATAATGAAGAAATATTAATTAAAGTAGATCAAAATAATTTAATTTATGTTGATCCTAATAGTATTGTTGTTGATGGTGAAATAGAACCTAGAAATATTAGACCAGAAAATTTAATGATGTATGTTAATTTGGAAGCCGATCTAGTTCCAAGATCAACATTGATTTCATCAAATGATAAAAATACTTTATTTTCTGTCGCTAAAGGAACTTTAAATTTTTTAAAAAATCAAAAAGGCGGAGATTATGATGCAACTTGGACCGACGCTTTTTTTGATAAAATAGAAGTAACAAGAGAAACAAAAGATTTAAATTTAAATAATGAGAGTGAATATTATCAATCTGATGGTACCGCACAAAGTTTTGGTATTGATAGTATTAATATAACAACAAAAGGATTTAATGCGATACCACAAGTAACAATAAATTTTATTGATGTTAGAGGTAAAACATTATTTGATTCACCTGAAAATTCACCATATAAAGCATTTTTTCATTTACCTTGGCCAATATTTTATTTAACAGTTAAAGGATATTATGGTAAAGCTGTAAGATATAGATTACACTTGGTTAAATTCTCATCAAGATTTAATGAAAGTAATGGTAATTTTGAAGTTGTGACTAATTTTATCGGGTCAACATATGCACATTTAACAGATATACCATTAAATGGTATGTTAAATGCACCATATATGTTTAGAGTTGAATCAACAAAAGATGCTGAATTCAATGAAAGAACAGGAAGGTATGTTAAGAAAATTTCAAAATCATCTAGAGGTTATGCAATATTAAATTCTGTTTATAACGAATATAAACAGAAGAGATTAATTGATCAAGATTTTCCAGTAAGAACACTAAGAGAATTAATTTCAATTTCTGAAACTTTAGATGTAATATTAGAAAATGAAATATTTAACAAAGTTGATTTCAGACTATTTTCAGGTGTTGTTGAATATGAGAAAAATTTATCTAAATTCGGTGATTTTTTAAGTACTTGGATAAAAAAAAATTTAACAATAGATAATTTTAGTGGAGGCACAAATAATGTTGACATATTTTATTATTTAAAAGGTAACGATAGAACTGATACCAGTAAAATATTTGGAGACAAAAAAACTTTAGAAATTGGGTTAAAAAATTATAAAGAAATTTTACTTAATAGTAAATTATTTGCTAATAACTTAATTAATAAAACAAAATCAAACTTTAGTACATTAAGGTCAAGTAATAGAATTAGAGATGTAAAAGATTATGTTGGTTATACAAGTGGTAAATTAGTAGGTATTAATGTCGATTTATTAGAAGATGATTTCAAAAAAATGGTGAATGAATTTAATTCACAAAAGAAAACATTACAAACTGAAATAGAAGAAGAGATAAATAGAATAATAAAAGATCCTAAATTAGGTATAGGATTCGAACCGACAATAAGAAATATATTTGCAGTAATATTAGCAAATGCCGAAGTATATATTAGATTATTAAAAGATGTGCACACTAAAGCTTTTAAAGATTCTGAAAATAGGAAAAAAATACTTCAATCTTTTTCAGATGAAACACCTGGCGGCGGTGCAATATATCCTTGGCCGGAAGTTAAAAAAAGTGTTGGTGGAGGATCAAAACATAAAGTAATTGCATATCCCGGTGATAAAGATTTAATTGAAAAATTAAAATCGAATGATAAAAATTTATGGCCAGAAGTAGATTTTGTTGAAGAATATATTGCAATTGCAACAAATAAATATGATCCATTGTCTGATAAAGAAGGTGGTGTTGGTAGAATTGATTATATTTTTGAAAGTAATCTAGAAGAAAGTAATATTAAAAAAATAAGTTCATTTGATGGTTTGATAAATGGGTTTGGTAAATCACTTGGTTTCATACCATATACTGAAAAAACATTATCATCTATTTTATATGAAATGTTTGAAAGATCTTTTTACGCCACAACATTTGATACTTTCAGTACAAGTAATCCAAATACCATACTTGAATTATCTGATATCGAATTTGAAAATTTACAAGAAAGTATTAAAGAAGATTATGAATTAATTGACATATTAAAAGATGAGGTAAGAAGTATAAATGATTTATTTAAATTAATGAAATCAACATCTACGTTTGATAGATTTCCATATCTTGTTGACAGATTACCAACTGTAACATATCTCGATGGTATTTTAGAAACACCATTTAAATTTGAACAATATTATGATATTGATAATTTACCTAACGGTGCACCAAAACCAGTAGATAATGATGATTCTTATCCTGAATTAGCAATAAATTTATTAAAATATAAACCCGAAAATCATAGATTAAAAATCTATCCTTTTAATTCTAAAACTTATTTATCATATATTAACAAAAATAATTTTTCATCAGATGAATTAAAATTTGGTAACGTTTTAAAAGTTAACACATCAAATGGTTTCATAACTTCAGAAATAAATTCGGAATTATGGGTTAAAAATAGTTTTACGACTAATTTATTTTCAAATAAATTCACAATAATTAAAAGAAATCTTACAGGTTTGGCTGGCCCATTAGTTAACAATATTAACATTTTAAATACACCATATTTTCACCAACAATTATATAGTGATTTCAACAAAGGTAATAGACAAGAAAAATATGTCGGGTCATCTTATTTACTATTAAATTCTTTACCATTTAAGGATTTGGAAGATGTGTTTTCAGATGGTATTAGAGTATCTTCTCTATTTAGAGAAATTGGATCTACACATTTTATTCCTTATCATTTGTTATTAAAATGGGGATCTATCTATCATAGATATAAAAGAAAAATATTAGATAATGTAGATATATTAGATGGTTTTTTAACAACATCAAATGTGACAAAACCATTTAATGGTTCTGTTTTTTTCGATAATAATTCAGGACTTACATTTACATTAAATTCAACAAATATAACATATTCAAATAATAGTGATATTGGTATTCACCCATATTATGATGCTATATTTCATCAAATCCTTAATGGATATAATCATTATAGTGTTTTCTCCGGCGCCAGTTCATTTAATGTAAATGCAAACGCAGGTGGTATCAGGGGTTTAGAAAAATCTGAAATTGATGGGATGAGATTTTGGACAACATTTGTTGATAATTCCAAATACCAAAGTGACGACCAAAGGTTAACAATATTACCATCGGTCGGTTTTAATTTAGATACCAGACCATATAATTTTTTCGCCAGAGAACAAAGATATACAAGAATAATATGGGAAGATGATACATTAAATTATAATTTTAGTGGTATAACATTTCCGAAACATTCAGAATATTGTAGAACATTTGTTTCCGGTTCAACCTATGATAATATATTTGGAATAGATAATAACTTTAGAAAAGTACTTGATTTGATTGGAACATTCAGTCCAAAAATTTTGGAAGATATGGAAAGTATGTTTTTAGAATTTTCAAAAGAAAAAATTGAAGAAGAAATTCCATATAAAAGATTTAAAAATGTTGAATATTATAATTTTCAAGATTTATTAAGAGATATTTGTACAGTAAAAAAAGAAAGTTCTGATGAAACTAATATTAACGAACAAGTCATTAATGAGATAAAAACAAGACAATCTACTAAATTAGAAGATATCACAACTAAAATATTAAGTAAAGAAAATTTAATTAGTTTTACGATATCAAATCCAAAAGAAATTGATCCATATGTTTATGGTGGGTTCGCACAACTATATCCAAATAGTACATTTACATATAGAAGTTTTGATGTTTCACAAATAACGTCTAATTCACGTTATATTGATTTATATTTAGGTGAAGATATTAATAATAAATATTTACAGTTTTTCGCCACAAATGATATTGAATTAAGTGAAGAAAATGTTTTACAATTTAGATCATTGGCACAAATATTTGCGGGTCAATATATTAACACACCAACACCTTTAAAAAATGATTTTATAAAATATATTGAAACTGATGTTTTTAGAGTAGACAAAACATCAACTCTAACTGATAACCATACTAAATTTTTAGATAATTTAATAACAAAATTATCAAAATTAGAAACAACTGCCGAAGGACCCAGAAAATTAACACCAACGAGTGGATTTGGTGATGAAATATTAAAATTAGATTTATATAATGTTTTTAAGTCTTTTAATGATAAATGGGTTGGAGGAAATTCAATAGGACAAAGATTACTACTTGAGGAGTTTCTATTTTTAGATAAGGCAAATAAAGATATTGGTTCTGAAGCATATATTAATATACAAAAACTAACACCATTAGATAATCCTAAAAATCAAAAACAAAATTTATATGGTGTTATTTCAATGTTAATTCAAGGTACTGGTTTTGATATGAGAACATTACCGTCATATGTTAATTTCTATGGTGCAAATTATAGTAATAAAACAAAACCAATACCATCTAAAAATTTGGCGAAAAATTTATTTGGAACATTTTTAGAAGTTGACTATCAGGAATCTTCACCAAAAGTAATATTACAATATGTGGGACCCACATCTAAACATTTAGATTTAAACAAATATAGTAAAGATTATAAATTTATGGATGATGGATTTAACATACAAGATCCAAATAATAATCCATTAATTATAACGTCACCTGCCGTTTTTAATGATCCAGATTTATACAAATCAAATAGGGTTGTGGCCTTTGAGGTTAGTTTTGGTGACCAGAATCAAGGAATATTTAAATCTGTTCAATTAGATCAAAGTACATTAAAAAATACCACAGAATCATTTGTTGCGATGGAAAATTTGGGTAGATCAGAGTCAGGATCTAACTCATATCAAGTTGATATCGGTTTATTTGATATATATAGACAATCATCATACGCGTGCCAGGTATCTTCAATGGGTAATGTAATGATACAACCAACAATGTATTTTTATTTAAAAAATATCCCTATGTTCAAAGGTACATATTGGATAACAGATGTAACCCATTCAATTAAAGGAAATTCAATATCTACTGTTTTTAATGGTACGAGGATACCATACGCTTCATTACCTGATCCCAAAGAATCAACAATGGCATCATATAAACCATTATTTGACGCCATTTTAAATAAAGCACTCGTTAAAACAAATGAACTTGAAACAAATCCTTCATCAACTGAAAGAAAGTTAAAAGTACAAGATAATATTTCTCTTGAAATCGATCCAGGATCACAACAAGTACCAAATGAAGTTGTGGTAAATGAATCGGGGGTAAACATATTTGGAGTTCCATATAACGGTTTCTCAGATGAGAAATATATTTTACTTGTTGAAAATTCCAATTTTACCGCACCTGACGGCACCAATAAATGGTTTAGAGCACAATCTGTTGAAATGGGTGGATTTAATTACCCATTATCACCTAATATGTCAATGGGTATTGTGAGTAATTTTAAAGATACAAATATTAATGAAAGACTAAAATGGAGTGATATTTCAAAATTAGATTCATATTTTTATGGTACCAGATTCTTACTTAATGTTGCTACCGCAGATTATATATTTACATCAAAAGTAACATTTTTAAATCCTAGAAATAGTAAATCTATTGAAATAATACCTGACATCAATCTTAATTCAGATCCTAAGTTTGTTAAAGGTCCAGTTCACGTTGGTCCATCACTTAAATCTACTCGTAGTAATGTTACAGGTAATAAATATGCAGTTGCATTATCATCTAAATTAATGAAAGAATTGTCCTTATTAGATGGTGACGTTGTTTATTTTAAATTATATTGAGAATATTCGTATTTATAAGATATTTATATAAAAAAAGTATGGATAATAATAGATTAAATAAAACAGTAGATAACTTTTTAAATAAAAAGGTTATAAAGAACATTTCACAAGATGGTATGGAAAAAGAAGAATGTGATTTACAGACTGGTGAATGTTATGTAATTAGATCAAAAGATGGTATTGTTGAAAGAATAAACAAAAAATATATTACCGAAGACGGTAGACAATTATTACAAGATTAATCATATGTCACAGAAAAAATTACAAGAAGAATTAGAGCGTTTTAGAAGTATTAATAAATACGCAGATAAACTAATAATGGAACAAGACGCACCTCCCCCTCCTGGTGGTGATTTAGGTGCTCCTCCACCTCCCCCGGGTGATGCCCCTCCCCCTCCTGGTGGTGATTTAGGTGCTCCTCCACCTCCTCCGGGTGGTGCTGCTACTCCACCTCCATCTGGTGGTGACACTACTGCCGATTCAGAAGAAATCGATATTACAGATTTAGTTAATATGACTAAAAGTGTTAAAAAAGATATTGAAGATAATAAACAAGACCACACCGCCGTTTTAACAAAAATGGAAGATGTATTCACGAAATTAAATGATCTTGAACAAAAGCTATCTCAAATGGACAGAGTAATGGATAGAATTAATTCTTTAGATGGTAAAATTGATTCTATTAGAGAAAAAAGACCAGAAGAAAAATTAGAAATGCGTTCCTTAGATTCATATCCATTTAATCAAAACCCCCAACAATTTTTTGTTAAAAAACAGGACGAAATGAGAAAATCAGGAAAAAATGAATACATTTTAACAAAAGATGAAATTGAGAATTATTCAAACGACACCATAAGACAATCTTTTAACCCAGATCAAGAAGAAGATGAATATAGCTTCTAATGTAAACTTTTTTTTAGGTTTACAACTACAATTAAAAATAAATCATTGGCAAACTAAGGGCCATGCAAGACATTCTGCTTTTGGTGACACATATAATAAAATAAATGATTTAATAGATGAGTATGTCGAGCAGGCAATGGGTAAATATGGTAGATTTATTTTAGATGAAGAAACTAAAAAAATAGAGTTATTAAATTTGAATGAGTTAGATGTGAATAACTTTATAAGTGCGGTAACAAATGGATTGGTTAATTTTACAAAAGAACTTGACCAAACAGATACTAATTTGTTAAATATTAGAGATGAAATTTTAGGGGAAATGTACAAATTGTCATATTTACTAACACAGGAATAAATAAAAAGATATTTTTTAAAAAAAATTAAACCAGATTTTTTAATCTGGTTTTTTTTATTTATATTTTATCATAATCATTTTATAAACATTTAAATTTTTAAACATGTCAGCATTAGATTCAGTACTCGCACAGTACGAAAAAAACAAACAAGCCACAGGTGGCAACGTAAACAAAGTCTCACAAGAAGAGAGAATGAAAAAGTATTTTACTACTATTTTACCAAAAGGAGTTAAAACACAAGAAAAAAGAATTCGAATTCTTCCAACAAAGGATGGGTCTTCACCATTTATTGAGGTTAAATTTCACGAAATTCAAGTTGACGGAAAATGGGTTAAATTATACGATCCAGCACAAGAAGGTGGTAGATCACCTTTGAATGAAGTCGCCGAAGGGTTAGTTATGTCCGGAGATCCTTCAGATAAAGAATTGGCTAGACAATATAGATCAAAAAAGTTTTATATTGTAAAAGTAATCGATAGAGAAAACGAACAAGATGGAGTTAAGTTTTGGAGATTTAAACATAACACAAAAGGAGAAGGGGTTTTAGATAAAATCGTTCCTATTTGGAGAAATAAAGGTGATATTACAGATTCTGAAAAGGGTCGTGATTTAATCCTTACTTTATCTTTAACAAAATCAGGTAATGGTAAAGAATATACATCAATAAGTTCAATTATTCCTGAAGATTCGGGACCACTTAGTACAGATGCTGAATTATCAAAAGAATGGTTAGAGGATGATTTGGTATGGACAGATGTTTATTCTAAAAAACCATTTGAATATCTTGAAATGGTTGCAAATGGAGAAGTCCCAAAATGGGATTCAGATTCAAAAAAGTGGGTTTCCAATTCAACACAAGAAACAAATATTGGTAACACACATACAACCCAAGATACACAAGATGATGAGGTAGATAGTGATTTACCGTTCTAAACCAATAAGAACATAGACACAAACATAGACATAGTGTCTATGTTCTTTTTTAATAATAATATTTTAATATACATATAATGGCCAAGTCAATTAAGAAAAAAGAATTCAATTATAAAGAAAAATTTTCATCAAAAACAAAATATAAAGAAACAAATTTTTACTATTGTGGTGACGCGTTTCTAAATGCATGTGGATTGCCTGGTCCTGTAATGGGAGGAATTAATATGTTTTTAGGACATTCAAATTCATCTAAAACAACTGCGTTAGTGTTGGCTGCGGCTGATGCTCAGAAAAAAGGTCATTTACCTGTTTTTATTATAACAGAAAAAAAATGGAGTTGGGATCACGCTGTTGAATTGGGGTTACAGGCCGAAAAAGATAGTAATGGTGAGTGGGATGGTGATTTCATTTTTAATGATAGTTTTGAATATATTGAACAAGCAACTGATTTTATTAATGAAATATTAGACGCACAAGAAAAAGGTGAAATTGATAGATCAATATTATTTTTATGGGATTCTGTTGGTTCTATTCCATGTAAAATGACTTTTGAAGGGAAGGGTGGTAAAATGCATAACGCAGCCGCATTATCTGATAAAATTGGTATGGGTATTCATTCAAGAATTTCTAAATCTAAAAAAGAAGATTACCCAACCGCAAACAACCCATTAATTAATACGATGGTTGTTGTTAATCAACCATGGGTCGACTTACCGGATAACCCATTTGGACAACCAGAAATTAAGGCAAAAGGTGGTGAAGCATTATGGTTGGCGTCTTCATTAATTTTCTTATTTGGTAATCAAAAGAAAGCAGGTATCAATCCTATTGAAGCAAGAAAAGATGGAAGAAAAATCGCATATGCCATTAGAACTAAAATTTCTATTATTAAAAATCACGTAAACGGTCTTACGTATAAGGATGGTAAGATTATTGCAGTACATAACGGATATATTCCTGATACTAAAGAAGCTGAAGAAGAATATAAGAAAAAATATTCTGAATTTTGGTCACAAAAATTAGGTGGTGATTTTGATTTAGTAGAGTCAACTTCATATAGTGATGAAGAAGAAATTGAGGGGTAACAATATTTTTTAACCAATAATACAAATTTTAATGTCAACACTCATTGTTGATGGGGACAATTTACTTACGATTGGTTTTTACGGTGTTAAAAATTACTTCTATAAGGGTCAACATATCGGAGGTATTTACCATTTTCTTAATACTCTTAGAAAATCTTTTGAGGTCTATAATTTAGACAAGATTGTCGTTTTTTGGGATGGACACGAAGGTTCTATTCAACGTAAACGAATTTATGAAGGATACAAAGACAATAGAAGATCTAGACTAAAATCCGAAGAGGAAATAGGTTCGTACAACTATCAAAGGAATAGAATAAAACAGTATCTTGAAGAGGTATATGTTAGACAAGGTGAATATGATTATTGTGAAACAGATGATTGTATTGCATACTATGTTCAAAACTCCCCAAAAGAAAATAAAATTATTTATTCATCAGATGGTGATTTAACACAATTAGTTTCCGATAATACAATAATTTTTAATCCAAGTCACGGTAAGTTATACAGAGAAAATGATACAATTTTTTATCTAAAGGAAGAAATTCACATTAAAAATGTAAAGATTGCCAAAATTTTATGTGGTGACTCGTCTGATAATATTTTCGGTATCAGAAATTTCGGAATTAAAAGATTATTATCTATATTTCCTGAGATCAAACACACTCCATTGACAATAGAAGAAATTAGAGAAAAAACCAACACTCTATTTGAAAATGATAAGACCAACAAGGTAATATTAAATCTATTGGGTGGGGTAACTAAAAAAGGTATCTTAGAAGAAGAATTTTATGAATTAACTACCAAGGTAGTTAGTTTAGATCAACCATTCTTAACCGAAGAATCAATCGAAGACATACAATCATTAATTAATGGGACATTAGATCCTGAAGGTAGATCATATAAAAACACAATAAAAATGATGATGGAAGATGGTCTATTTCAGGTTTTACCAAAAAGAGACGACGCTTGGACCGTATTCTTTAATCCATTCCTAAGATTAACCAGAAAAGAAAAAAATAAAAGAATAATTAAAATTAAAAACAATGATTAACAATCAAGAAATCACAAAATTTGAGTTTTTATTAACACTCGAAAAAAACATTATCTGCCAAAGGTTTTTTAATGTAAAGGATCACAATCCTAAAACAAGACAATCAATGGATTTACATTACTATGTAAAAGAAATTTCGGATAAAATTTCTGAAGATTTAAAAATAAAAAGTTCCGATTATCTGTGTGAAAATCAAAATTATTTTTTGAATTCCGATAATGTGGAAGATGTAAATGAGAAGGTTGAAGAATATTTTTTACTACAAATTAAGTTGGGTGACGATGTATTTATTCAAAGAACGTTTCCGGCTCACTATTATCACCCAAAGGTTAGGTACACGGTTGATATTAGACCAAGACTTAAAGAAATTTTGTCAGATTTGACTGAAATTTTGTCAATGTCACAACCAGAAACAACTTATTTACAATACGAACTTTAATAAAAATTATTATGAAAGAAAAAAACTTTGGGCACTTAGGATCATCATTTCAACAATCACTGATTAAATCAATTATAGAGGATAAAAAATATGGAGAAACAATTATAGATGTAATCGATAGTAAGTATTTTGATAATAATTCTTTTAAATATATCATGGAAAATTTAAAAGAATTATATGTTACATACAATAAAATTCCCGATTATAATACATTAGGTCAAAAAATAATGGCCGAAAATACTACTAATGAAACAGGTAAAATACATTTAGATACTTTAAACAATATAAAAGAAAGTGATCAAGATACTTCATATGTTCAAGATACCGCTTTAAGATTCTGTAAACAACAAAATTTAAAAAGAGAATTAAAGAAAGTATCGACAATAATTGAAAATGGAGAATTTGAATCATATAATAAAATTGAACAAATTATCCAAAAAGCTTTACAAGTTGGTATTAGTAACGAAGATGCTGTGGATGTTTTTGATAATATAGAAGATGCTCTTAAAAAAGATTATAGACATCCATTACCGACAGGTATAAATGGAATTGATAATTTATTAAAAGGTGGATTAGGTAGAGGTGAATTAGGGGTTGTATTG